TTCTTGTCTTAATAATAGCAGGTACCACCATTTCAAAGTCATCCTTCTGTCCAGTTCTGTTTGTGACATCAACGTGAGTACCTGAAGCAAAAATAGATACAACAGGTTTCTTTTTATTCTTTTCGAAGTTTTTAACCAATTCTCCAAGATTATAATACCGATCAAACCACCATTTAAGTAAGTAATTGGGTATTACAGTAGATTTTTTGACACCCATCTTTTCATCAAAATAATCTTTCATGAATTCACAAGTAACTGTGACTTCGTCGCATAAATCAAGAATTTCTAAAATAGAATTACGAATCTCATCTGCAACAAAAGCGTCTTTATTTCTATTAAAGTCAGGAATATCTTCTCTAAAAACAATATCGTCAATTTCATAGATGAGTTTGAACCCTCCATCTGGCATTTGACGAGATATCTCTTTGAGCATCTTAACAAAGTCTCTTTGAATAGGTGTTGCCTGGCGCTGAATTTTAACTGCCTTCACTCCGTTATAAAATCTCGGATCAAGTACCATGGTGGTTAATTCAAGAAGAACTGCTTTTTGGTAGAGGTTAAGCATCAAGTTTGGAGCCATGCAACGGTACCATGAACACCCACCATAATCAGCAAGATAGTTGATAGCCCTTGACAAACCTTGCCCTGGTATTTCAGGTGGTGGTAAATCACCATTAGGTCTAGCATGAAGTACTTGAGTAGTAGAGGGTATAAAAGGAGGTAAACCAATGGGTGCACCCATAATATTGGAAATACCAGATTGCTGGACTATGAATTGAGACATAAAGCTATGATAATAAATATGTAAAGTTGTTACGTTTTTCCAGAAATATGGTGTTATCAATCTTCTCTGTAATAGCGGTACCTCGATGGGTAATAATGTAACAATTTTCGTTATGCTTTAAAGCTCTTTCCCGAAGAACGTCTAAAACTAGTTCTACTCCTTTATCATCTAAAGAGGAATCTAAAAGTTCATCATAGAAAATAGTCGAGAAATGCACATCCCCCTGCATTCTACGAATATCTAAGAATGAGAACAAACAAGCTAAATCAATCCTCTTACGCTCTCCACCAGAGAAGTTAAAATAGGATTTATGTTCTGCTTTTTCATCAGTAATTTGCTCGTCAAAAAACTCATCGAATTGACACAAGCAGTTAGCGTGAAGTTTCTCGAGGTAGTATGCCATTCTTCCATTAAGAACGGCTAAGATCTTTTTAACAATGTATGACTTAACACCCTCTTCAGATACTACAAACTTAACACACTCGAGAACATTGCATTCATGATCTAATTTTTCTAAATCAGCCTTTCCAGTTTTAAGCTTTTGTTCGAGCTCTTTCACAACATTCTCTAAAGCTTCATTTGTTTGTCTTTTAACCTCTTCTATCTCTTTTAAGATTTCTTGAATATTTTCGTTGATAAGACCGATCTTAGTTTCAGTATTTTTATTATTGTTTAAGATATCTTTTACAATATTTTTATTATTTTGAATATCTTTTATTTCTTTTTCTTTTTTAGCTTGAAAAGTGTTTACTTCATCAAGGGACTTTTGAGCAATACTAAGCTCTTTTGTTAGAACTTTTAATTTATTATTAAGCTCTTTTTTATTAGATTCTTTATGTTTGAGATCATCGTCAGAGTATGCTCTTTTACAAGTTGTACAGATAGCACCAACTTTTTCAATTTCTTTTAACTGATCTTCAATATGACTAATTTTACTTTTAACATCAGCTAAAACTTGATAGGCAATTTTATAAAGTTTTTGGGACTCTTGTAATTCTTCATTGCATTGCTCAAGTTTGATATCAAGCTTCTCTATAACATCATCAGGAAGAACTTTAATACTCCTTTTTAATTCATCAATTTTAACTTTACTCTCTTCAATACGTTTTGTTAAAGTTTCAATCTTTAATTTTTTTGTTTCTTCAAAAGCGTCGAGTTGCTCTTTATTAAATTTATAACCTTTTTCTATGCCCTCTACCTTAGTAAATAACACTTCATAATCCTTTTTAAGTATGTTGTGTTCTTCTCTAGCTTTCGAAAGCATATCTGAAAAGACTTCAAGACTAAGAATACTCTCGATAAACTTTCTCTTATCAATTTTAGACTGTGCCATAAAAGGTACAGTGGTATTGATAGTCATTATAACTGAGTTTTGAAAAATCTTACCATTGGACATAACAAGTCTTTGAATATACTCGTTTGTTTTAGCCATCGTAGAACGGGTAATATCTTCTCCGTTCCTTGTCATATTGCATTTAGTAGGGCCAATAGTTCTAATAATACGATACTGAGATAAACCGTTACCGTTTTCAATATCAAAGTCTAAAATTACTTCACATTTTTTCTTAGTAAAAGAATTAACTATAAGATCTTTAGGTAAATCTCTAATTGTTGTTCCAAATAATGCAAAGTACAAAGCATCAGCAATTGTGGATTTACCTACACCGTTCTTTGAGTCTTCTTTGTCGTAATTGATACCTGTGATAACATTAACCCCAGTTTGGAAATTAATAGTTACTGGTGTTTCTCCGACAGAGAGAAAGTTCTTAATCGTAAGAGATTTAAAATTTACTAACCGCACTACTGTTGATTATAATAAAAAAAGAAAAATTATCTACGTTAAAAGTGAGAATTGTTTTTATCTATTTGTTCTCTTTTAAGATGCGGATTTACACTTAATGTGTATCCAATAACATTACTGGCTGTATGAATTAACTCTTCACACATTGAAAGACAGACACCATCGAGAATAACGTCAAACGCAATTTTTTCTTTTTCTTCATCTGATCGATTTAAATGGCCGTGAATAGGGCTACCATCAGTACTTCTAATTATATTTTTATTATAAGTTACTGCTTTTGAGCTGTAACGTTGTATTAGTTTTTCTAATATACTCTCTTCATCTGTAGCAACAAACAACCCTTTATAATTATTTTGTTTAATTTTTTCTTCAATAAATGGAAAATATGTTTCTATAGATATATAATGTCTATGTTGAGTACTATCTGTTCCGCGAATATGTACCCCTAAAAACTTTTCTTTAATAAGTGTTTCAGCAATTTTTTTTGCTTGTTTAAAACAAATATTATTAAAGTAATTAAAACTTTTAAGAGTGTTGTTTAATTCAATAAAAGTTGGTGTTTCCATCACTGGCTTCCAAATACTAGAAAATTCTTCAACATCATGTGTTATATCGTATTTTTTAAGATCAGGTAAGTCAAAAAAATATTTTGTAAAAAGATTGCTATTATCATTTTGATAACGTTTATTGTTCCATAAAACGTTAAACGTGGTGATGTTTTGCTTATAAAAATATAACAAACTCGATGTTATTAAATTAAAATCAGAAAAAAAACCTTCATTTCTTTGTTGTAGTAATAAGTGGTTCATAGTAAAATTATTTGTTTAAATAAATAAAAATATTTTTAATACCTTCTTCAAGTCCAATAAAATTTATTGGTAGTGTGCATTGCTGTCCAGAATAATTTTCTATTTTAGAGGAAAGTATTTTTATTTCAACTTTATTATTTGTTAAGTTGTTTATGATATTAGCAATTCCCAACATATTATAAGTTTTTTTGTACGTACAATCTATTTCTTTTGGACCGTTATTATTAATATAATGCTCAACTATTTTGATAAAGTCAGGCATATAAATAAAATCCATAAAGTTGTTTTGATGAATAATTATAGATTGTTTATTTATATAACGTGTTATATTTGCTTTTATAAAACGGGTATCTAATTCATTTTCATCAAAAACTCCAAAAATGCGAATATTAAAAAAATTATTTTTTTCTAAAACCGATTTTCTTATAATATGTTTACTTAAACCGTACGGAGTTTCTTTTAAAAATATTTCTGCCCCTGAACCAAGATGTATAAATTTATTAAAATGGGACCTACACTGTAATAGATTGTAATACATAATAAGATTAGTGTCTAAATCATTCCATGTATCCTCCTTTAAGCGGCTACCACCCACTACAGCACAATGTATAACAACATCAAAGTATTTGTCCTTAAAAAAATTATGAACATCTTGATAGTTAGTCAGGTCGACAAGTTGTCTTGTTAAAGCTACAATTTTGTATTTATCTTTTAACTTTTTAGTTAAAGATTTACCTATATATCCATTTGTTCCTGTAATTAGTATTTTCATTAAGGATGCGTGTATATTCTATCTCCATGGCATGTACTGTTGTATGTATATCCGAGATCCTGTATCAATAATTTTTCTATTAAATCAATTGTTACATTGTAACGATGCATCCAAGGCTCAAAGCATTCTATTACTATTAAAGGCTTAAATTTTTTAATTGTATTAATACCTCCTAAAAGAGCTAAATATTCGTGTCCTTCTATATCAAGTTGAATCAGATCACACTCCGAAAGACCGAGATTATCTATTCTTAATACTGGTATTGCACCAAAACCGCTTACAAAAAAGGCTCCATTGTCGTTTTTATCTATAGTGTCAAGGTTAATTGTAGATGGTTCATCACCTAAACATGCTTGAAACTTGGATACATTGATGCTTGTAATATTTTGTACAAGACAATAAAAATTTAAAGGTTCGGGTTCAAATGTATATACGTGTTTAAATGTTTCAGCAAGTGGTTGCACCATTAGCCCGCCGTTTCCGCCGGCTTGAATAGCTACATTAGTTTGTTTTAAAAGTGGTTTTATATCAGTATGTAACTCCAAAGCAGCAGAAACTACATTCCATGTATATTCACCGGTTGCTGGCCAAATCCATCCATTTTCTTTAGTGGTTGTTAAGTGTTTCATAAAAAGCAATAGTTTTAATTAATCCGTTATTCAAATCAGTATTAGGTTTCCAGGTTTTTGTAGCATTAATAAATTTTTTATTTGATCCGCAAATAAAACTAGGAAATTTTTTTCTATCTAAATTTTTATTAAAATTAATTTTTGCTTTACTACCACATAAATTGTGAATAGTTTTTATAATTGTTTTTATTTCAAATTGTTTTTCGGAACAAATGTTATAAACACCTTCAATTTTTTTTTCTATAATGCAAATTAAACCGGATATAAAATCTTCAATAAAAAGATAATCTGTAATAGAATCGCACGAATTAAGTTCTATATCTTCATTTTTTAAACAACTTATAATAGTTTTTGGTATTAATCTAGTTGATACGTCCCGAGGCCCATACGTATAAAAAGGTCTTACCCAGGTCCATAATATATTATTATTTTTGCAAAAAATATAGGACAGCTCTTTAAAAGAAAGTTTTGAAATCCCGTAAAAATTTATCGGTTGTTCTAAAATCTCTTCATTAATAATTTCACTCTTATCTCCGTACTCTGCAGCACTACCTAGACAAATAAAATGTACTTTTTTAAGGGGTGTCAGTATTTGTAATAATTTTAGACCATAAAAAACATTATTAAATTGTTTTTTATTATGTATATCAATATAACTATTACCACCATCCCAAGCACAATGAACTACCACGTCAGGATTAAACTCTAAAATTTCTTTTGTTAAAGTATCGATATTCTCAATACTACATTGTCTATAATTTAATGTTGAAATATTGGTATTATTTCTTGAAATAAGAAATAAACTATATTGTTTTTGTAAACAGCTTTTTACAAGATTATATCCTATGAAACCATTAGCACCTGTTATTAATATTTTCACCTACCGTTTAACAACTGTTGGATTATTAGTAACAGGGGTAACACTATGATTATTATTATTATAATAATCTTTATCTAGTTCATATTTCCATTTTTCGTTACCTAATAATTTTTCAAGCTCTTCTTCTTTAATTTCGTAAAAATTTTCTTGTGTCGGAAATTTGCCGGTACGTACTTCATTAGTATAATCTGTTAATGCCTGTGTCATGATTTTTCCGGCTTCACAGTATCGCTTAACAAATTTAGATTTAAATTCCCAAAATAGTCCCATTAAGTCGTGAAAAATTACAAGTTGACCGTCTACTTCATCCCCAGCACCAATACCATAAACAGGTATGTTTAATTCTTGTGCAATCATACCAGCTGGCTCTTTAGGCATAGCTTCTAACAAGAGTGCAGAACAACCGGCTTCTTGAAGTTTAAGGGCTTGGTTCAAGACTATTTCGGCTTGAGCTGCTGTTTTACCTTGTACTTTATACCCACCTAATTTAGCTCTTGTATGAGGTGTAAGTCCTAGATGGCTCATAACCATAATACCTGATTCAACTATAGCCTTTACCCGTTCAACCATTGCGCCTTCCACCTTTACCATATCACACCCTGCAACTATAAAACGGCCTGCATTTTCTACAGCTATTTGATCGGAGGGTTGATATGACATGTAGGGCATATCACCAATTAAAAATGCATTTTCATTACCTTTGCTTACAGCTTCACAAGAACGAATCATATCCTCCATTGTTACAGGTATTGTTGTCTTGTGACCGAGTGTAGTCATACCTAAAGAGTCCCCTACAAGTATACAATCTACATCAGCAGCATCAGCTATACGTGCTTGAGGGTAATCATACGCCGTTACAAGAACCGTTTTAATCTTATTAAGTTTATTTTGATTTAAGGTCAGTATTGTTTTTTTTGTTTTGTTATCTGCAGGCATAAAACTATTTAATTATTTGTTTAAATTTATCCAACCTTGTGTATTATCTCTTCGTGGTAAAGGTTTGACAATCATGTTTTGTTCAATTTCATTGTCTGTTAAATATGGGTACATATCTTCTAAAGGGTTACCGAACTCTAACTTTGGTAAAAGTTTTTGTTCTTTATCTATAATAACATTGACTAGTATACTATCTTTTTGAGCTATTGCAAATTTTATAATTTCTTCAAAATTTTCTTTATTAGCTTCTACAGCCTTAATACCATATGCTTTAGCTACTTCAACAAAATTAGGAGCGGTGTAGTCTTGTTTTTCTGTAGCAATATATCTTGATCCGAAATAGCTATCTTGAAACTGTTTTATAATTCCATAACAATTATTATTCATTATAAAAATTTTAATAGGTAAGTTGTAGTGTTTAACAGTTTGAAGTTCTTGAATATTCATCTGAAACCCACCATCCCCATCAATACAAATTACAGGTTTATTATTGCCAATAGCGGCTCCAATTGCAGCGGGTAGACCATACCCCATAGAGGAATTTCCAAAATTTGAAAACATGCGCTGACTTTTTTTAGGTTTAATTGACTGCATTGACCAAACTAAATTACCACCTTCATCAGGTATAACTATAGCATTATCAGGAAGATATTCATTGAGTTTTTCTAAAAACTCATATGATGTTAATATGTCGTCTTGTTTTGGTCGATTATCAAGCTTGAGACTTTTATACTTGTTAATATAAGTTAACCATTTTTTAGAAATTTCGGTTTGTGGCAGATCTGATAACCAACTTTCAATAAACCAAGTGGCATCACTTACTATAGGTAAATCTATTTTAATACCACGATCTTTGTAGACTTCATTAGAATCAATATCTACCATTACCTTAAAAGATTCTCTTGAAAAGGTTTCAAGATTGCCTCCTGTTTGTCTAGTATCTAATCTCGAACCTAAAGTAATTAATAAATCACAATTTTGAATAGCAAAATTGCCACCTCTGCTACCATATACACCAATATCTCCAACAAAAAGAGGATGTTCATGGGACATTACATCAAAACCGCCCCAGCTAGCTACAAACGGTATATTTAATTTATCGATTAATATGTTTACAAGATTTTCAGCTTTACTTAACCTAACACCATGCCCTATTAAAATAAGCGGTCTTTCACTAGCCAATAATTTAATATTTAGTTGTTCTATTTCCCTTTTTAAATTGACATTTTCAGTAATATTTGTTAAATTGTGGTTGTAGATTGTTGTTTCTTGGTTTTGTATATCGACTGGTAAATCCAAAAGCACTGGACCTTTTCTGCCAGATATCGCAGCCTGCAAGGCCTCAATAAGGTCCCCCTCAATACTATTAGATGAGGTTATTTTTTTGCAAAATTTTGTAAAATGCTTAAACGAATCTACTATTGGGGTTTCTTGAAAACCTACTTGTCTCGGGCTTGTGCTTACCGATACAATAGATTCGTAAGTACTAACTTGACCTGTTAAAAAAATACAAGGAATCGATTCATACCAACAACCGCAGATGCCATTTAATAGGTTTTGAGCTCCGGGACCGCTAGTACTTAAGACTGTCCCAATTTTATTTGTTGTTCTATAGTAAGCTTCAGCAGCCATAGCTGCCGATTGCTCATGCTGAAAACAGTAATATTTAGCTTTCGTATTTTGACCAATATAATCCACCATAGGTGCAATTGCACCGCCAGTAACAAGAAAAAAAGTATCTATGTTATTTCGGATTAAAAAATCTATGGTATGTTCTAAAACTTTCTTTTTCACCATATAAATCGTGTTTTATAATATTCAATAATACTAGTTAATTCTTGATCAAAATCAACTTTTGGATTCCAGCCTAATTTTTTTATTTTTGAGTCATCTAAAGCGTAGCGTATGTCTTCTCCAGGCCGGTTTGTTGAAAAATCAATATACTTTTCAAATTCATTCTCTAAAATTTTTGTATTAAAGAATAAATTTAATATTTTAGAAACAGTTGTTATATTTTTTTGTTCAAAATCTCCGGAAACATTATAAACTTCACCTATACTTCCTTTTTCTATTAAAGTAATTACAGCTTCTGCAGTATCAGCAGCATGCAACCAGTTACGGTAAGACACACCATTGTTATGTAAGGGTATATGACGACCTAAAGTTAAGTACTTAACTGATTTGGGGATTAATTTTTCGGTGTATTGCCCTAAACCGTAATTATTGGTGGGGCGTAGAATCATAAAGGGTATGTTATGTGTCCGGCCCCACGCCATTATTAACATATCAGCTGCAGCTTTGGTAGCTGAATACGGGTTACTAGGCTTTAATAGGTCTTTTTCAGAGTGTGCACCTTCTGTAATATCCCCATAAACTTCATCTGTACTAATATGTAATAATATTGGTTTGCCATTATTTTCACCTCTATAATTTTTAATTAATTCTAGTAAATTATGTACCCCGTCTATATTAGATTTTATAAATTCAGAACTACTCACAATAGAATTTCCTACATGTGTTTCTGCTGCTGTATTAATGATAAAATCACAATCGTACAAAAACTTTAAATCGTTTATATCACAATGAACAAAAGAAAAATTTGAATATTGTTCGAACTCCTTGAGAAGATTTTTGTTTGCTGCATACGTCATTTTATCAACTCCTTTGACGTACCAGTCCTTTTTTAAACAAACACGAGTTATATATGACCCTATAAAGCCTAGGCAACCTGTTATATAGACAACTTTTTTCATGCTATGGTATCATATATTTACAAAAGATTTACAGTTATTCAACTAAATTATATATTAGTTTATAGATATTTTGTAAAATACGTCTTTAATAATTCACATCTTTCAGCAGTTGAGCAACCTGTTAAATGGGCTAAAAAAGATTCTTCATTCCATGGAGTAACAATTCCTGTACGATTATTATCTTTAATCCACGTTTGAGTTTTAATTAGTAGTTCAGGGCAACTATTAAGATATTTGTGTGGTAATACCTTAAACATTCTATGAAAATCAGGGTTTGAATAAATTAAATTAAACGTAGCTAACTCTACACAAATATTAGTCAAAAAATTTTGACTTACCTGCAAGAAAGCGTTATAAAGAGATTCAATATCAGTAGATGGTGTTCTTTTTATAACAAAATTACCTGTAGTAAATTGACCAGTAGGAGATTCCGGTACCATCCAATTATAAGACGCAAAAAAACAATGTTCATCATCTATAAAATCCTCTATTTTGTATTGCTGATTTGTAATAATACTATCTCCGTCTAGCCACATCACGTTATCATAATATCTAAGCTGTTCAAAGCATGCCACTACCCGCAAAAAACCGATATGTACAGTATCTGATTTAAAATTGTATTCAAGTTTTTCAGGCCAATTTCTTTTTACTAAAGAATCGTAACCATGTATTTGGCACCATTTTTGTTTTGAGGGAATAGTTAAATCAAGTACTTCTCGCATACCTTCTTCACTACCGGTTATAACTAATGTTCTCATCGCTTAAAAAAATTATCAACTATTGTTTGAATATAATCTAACTGCTCTAAAGTAATAACAGGGCTTGTACCTAAAAAGAACGTATCAGTTGTTACTTTTCTCGCATTTGAAAATTTTGTTAAAACGTCTGATGTGTTCATAATATTTTCGTATGCTGGTTGAAGCATAATATTACCTGCAAAGTAAGGTCGTGTTTGTATTTTGTTTGTTTCTAGGTAATTAACTATATCAAAACGTTTAAGTGATGCACCATCTTTAATTGTTAAAGCAAATGCAAACCAATTAGGATCACTAAATTTTGTAGCTTTTGGCAATATAAACATATCTTCATAAGGTTTAAAAATATCTACTAAACGTTGATGATTATATTTTCTTCTATTGGTAATTTCTGGTAATTTTTTAATTTGCTCCAGACCCATTGCCGCTTGTAATTCTATAGGTTTGAGGTTATAACCTATTTCGTCATATACATATTTGTGGTCAAAAATCTCTTCCGGAACTGAAGGTAGCCAATTTGAAAAACGCTTACCGCAACTACCGTTTTTAAGTAAATTAGCTTTTAAACCCGTGCAATAACATCCTCGGCCCCACTCTCTAAAACTACGAGCAACTATTTCTTGTTGTTTGGTGTTGCACGCTATAAAGCCACCCTCTCCCATAGTTATATGATGAGCGGGGTAAAAGGAACAGCTTGAAAATTCCCCAAAACTACCAAGCGGTTTATCTTTATAAAAAGAGCCAAGAGCGTCGCAACAATCTTCTAATAGAATTAAATCGTAATGTTTTATTATTTGCATTAGCTGATCCATGTTTGGGGGATTACCTAATACATGTGCAAATGTTATAACTTTTGCTCCTTTTTTAGCTTGTTCTTCTACTTGCTCTAAGTTTAAGTTTAAAGTATCTAAATCAATATCTACAAAAACAGGTATAAAATTGCATTGAAAAATCGGGTTCACAGTGGTCGGAAAACCTGCAATCGGGGTAATAACTTTTGTACCAGGTGGTAACTTATATAACCGTTTTGATGTCAAAGCTGACATCATAATTAAATTAGAACTGCTACCACTATTTGTTAATATACCATACTCTTTGCCAAGATATTTTGGAAAAATATTTTCGAAGCTTATCCCTTTCTGACCTAAGACAAGCCACCCGTCGAGTAAAGTATCTATAGATGTTAGATATTCTTTTTCGTCAAAAAAAGGCCCTGCATACTGAACCCAGTCTTTCCCTGGGGTCCATTTTTTATTGGAGTTTTTTTCTTGTATAAAATCTGCTACAAGTTTTAGTATTTCTTCTTTAGACGCCATATCTATAATTTTAGCTTAAAAATAAAATATATCAATCTTTTAAACAATACTCGTAAATACCCATACCCCAATCACCTAAATTCGGTATATTATATTGCTGTGTAAGCTTTACTATCTCTTTTAATTTGTAATTGTTTTTAATATCTTGTGCCTTGTAAATGTCTTCTGAAACTTTAAGCTCTATTGGAGCGGGAGCATATGACCAGGCAAAATTATTAACAGAGTTATCGTACGCTTCTTTACCTACAATATCTGTGAAACCGCAGTTTTTATGCATCACATAATCTGTAACTTTCCAAAAATACTGTTTAACTCCTACCCATCTTTTGTCTATCCATTGTAAATGTGCTATAAAAAGATCTTCCGGATTAATTCGAGCAACACTTAAAGCTGGTGGCATATGTAACGAATGTCGAGATCTTACTGGTATCTCAAATCGTTTTTGATAATTACCAATACGATCGTTTAATGTTTTTGACCAATCCCCATCCACTCTTAGTGTGTTCTTATTAGCATACTGTGCCCATAAACTATAAAAAACTGTATCTGGGTATTTATCGAGGGTAGTTATTAGATCCTGTTTGGACATTTTACCATCAAAATATTCATCACTATCTAAACAAATTATTTTATCGGTGTATTTTAAAGCTTCATCAAATAACTGCTGACGAATAGATGTTTCTTTAATAGCATATGGATCTGTTTCGTTAGGATCAGGGGTAATTATTTTTAAAATATTATATTTTTCTTTATTAGCTTCTAAATACTCTACTGTATCGTCATCTGAAAAATGATTATAAAATATAAAACCATCAGCATATTTTTGCCAAATAGGTAGTAATTCTTTTATTAAGAAACACTCGTTTCTTGTCATTGTAATTTGTACGATCATTGTGTGTATTTTATATGTTTTTTGTGATTTGTCAACACTTATGTAGCTGATATTAAAATCCATTTTTTAAAAGCAGCGTGTGTTTCTGTTTTAAACCAATTAGCAGGAGAAATTATTTGTTTTTTTGGATTTTTATTTAAAATAGCAGCCATAAAACTATAAGAACTATTAGCAATAATGTTATGATCACATAAAGACATTAAGCACATATCTGTATCGCTAGAGTTATTTTTAGACAAATAAATCTCCCACTTGGGATTCTGATTTTTTAAAAATGCTTTTACTTCTGTTTCGCAAAATTCAACATCATCCGAAAAAAGTAAAAGAATATGTTTTTCGGGGTTAAAATAAAAAAGAGCTTCTTTATAATAGTTAAGTGTTAAATTTAACGGAGAACAAGCTAAATAATCTGTACGACGAAAATGTAAAGAAACGATTTCTTTGTTATTTTGTGCTTTAAGACCGTTTATAAAATTTTGAGCTATTAAAGTATGTTTATTTTTAAAAATAAAAAAATTATTTTGTATTTCTTTAATATTATCAATGTAAATATTTTGGCAAAAATCAAGTCGCCCTACAATTTTATAATTTATATTAGGATTTAATTCATATAAACTAACTTGTTCTACATTTGGATAATAATTAGCAAATTCTTTTATTTCAACAATTTTAAAATTATGTGTATTATCTAAAACAGTAAAAGGGTATTCAAATGCATCTAACATTATTTGCTGTCCCTCAAACTTACCAAAGTTTAATTTGTTTTTTTCAATAGCTAACTGATGATTAGTTTTTTGAGCGACAGTATACATAGCTGCAAAATTAAACATTTGAGACCCTAATCTATCTCCAATACCTATTGTTTCAAAGCATATATAATTCATAACCCTTTAAAGTATATTTTTTCTAGTTCTAATTCATTTTTATGCGGGTAAAGATAATTTTGTTCGACCCCTCTTTTTATTAGTACATTAAAAAAGTAACGATGCCATCTATCAAAATCCTCTCTATAGTGGTTATAAAAAGTGCTTTGATTGTATGTAAATTCGGTACATTGAGCAGAAGAAGCGTCTTCATGTATTATATGAAAAATTGTTGGTTTTTTATTCTGCATAAATGTGTTTCCATTTTTTAAAAGAATAGTTGCGTAGTGTGTATCCCAATATACAACTGCATAAACGTATTCTGGAAAAAGATTATGATTTTTTTTCCACCACTTAGTGTTAATTGTAAAAGTATCAAACCCTGATACTTGATAATGACTGTTTTTAACTAAAGACGTAGGGTCGTTAAGTTTTATTTCAAAATTTAAATCTTTGACATTATCTCCTTCGATAGCAAGACGTGAACTAATGTATGCATCATGGTTTTTATTGTTTTCTATTTCTTTAAAAAAATTTGGAGTAACTATAATATCGGAATTTATAAAACAAAAATATTCATAACCTAAATCAGCTAGTTTATCAAACATTTCTCGTGTAATTGGTAAACCTCTATCACCGTTACAAACTTCTTTACTGGTTTTTTCTAGACATTTTAGAGTTGTAAACCCTTCCTGTTCCCGAAGATCTTTTTCGTTTTTAAATTGTAAATTAAACAAATCAATTTGATCAGGCATTTTTTCCTTACATTTTAGAAGGCTTTCAATACCAAATTCTTGGCGTTTTCCATACCCGAATAGATTAGTACCTACTGCAATTTTAGATATATTCATGACTTTAGTTTTTTAATATTTTTTATAACTTCCTCTTTAGAAACAAAAGGAGGCTGATTCGGGTAATGTCCGTGCTTCTTGAGATATATTTCTCTGCCCCCATAGACATTTTTAGCCCATTCATCAGATTTATTCGCGATAG